CACTACGGCTATGTGCCTGGGTTTGGGTTCTACCACTTTGGCCTGATTCACCTGATCGGGGCGTTTGCCAAGTCAGGCACTTCTCTCATCCGACAGTTGGTGGATGCTGGAACGCTCTCCAACCTGCCGGGCGGCTTCAAGACTCGCGGTCTTCGCGTCAAGGGAGATGACACGCCTATCTCTCCGGCCGAGTGGCGAGATGTTGACGTGGCATCGGGCACGATCAAGGACAACATTCTTCCTTTGCCGTACAAAGAGCCTAGTCAGGTTTTGGCAGGATTGCTGGACAAGATCATTGATGAAGGTCGGCGGTTTGCGTCCGCAGCAGACCTGAAGGTTGCGGATATGTCCGCGCAGAGTCCTGTTGGGACGACGCTGGCCATTCTTGAGCGGACACTCAAGATCATGTCTGCTATCCAAGCCCGGATTCATTACTCCATGAAGCAGGAGTTCAAGCTGCTGAAGGAGATCATTCGGGACTACACCCCGGAGGAGTATGACTACGAGCCGGTAGAAGGTACGCCTCGAGCCAAAAAGGCTGACTACGACCAAGTTGATGTAATTCCGGTCTCAGACCCGAACGCTGCAACGATGTCGCAGAAGGTGGTTCAGTATCAAGCCGTTCTGCAACTTGCCCAATCGGCCCCGCAACTGTACGACTTGGCTCAGTTGCACCGACAGATGCTCGATGTCTTGGGTATCAAGAATGCTTCCAAGCTGGTCAAGATTGAAGATGACGAGAAGCCGACCGATCCCGTGACCGAGAACATGAACATGCTTCGTATGAAGCCGTTGAAGGCGTTCTCGTTCCAGGATCACGACGCTCACATCGCAACTCATCAGGCTTTCTTACAAGATCCAAAGACGGCTCAAACCATCGGCCAAAACCCGGCGGCCAATCAAATGATGGGTGCGATGCAGGCGCACATTGCAGAACACTACGCCTACGCTTATCGCAACATGATTGAGCAACAAGTGGGCGGTCCGTTGTTGATGACCAAAGAAGACGAGCCGCTCTCGCCCGACATGGAGAACGCGGTGGCAAGGATGGTTGCCCAAGCGGCCCAGCAGCTTACCCAGAAGCACATGGCAGAAGCTCAACAGCAGCAGGCACAGCAACAAGCTCAAGACCCGATCATTCAGATGCAGATGCAGGAACTCCAGATCAAGGCACAGGAAGTCCAGCGGAAAGCTCAGAAAGATCAGATGGACATGCAGTTGAAGCAGCAACAGCAGCAGATTGAACAGGCTCGCATTGCCTCACAGGAACGGCAGGCGACCGCAGCACTTCAGTCCCGAGAGGAGATCGAGGGGCTAAAGATTGGCGTAGACATCGCCAAAAGCACCGAGGCTAAACCGGCCGAGGGCACAACCAAGGAGCGTAAATGAGCAAAGACCTTCTAATGTATCTCTCAAAAAAGATACAGGAAGAGATGGGTCAGATTGAGAACGACCTGCCAATGGGTACCGCCAAAGACATCAGCGACTATAAGTATGCGTGTGGCGTCTATCGTGGTCTCATGGTAGCCAACAACATCTTGGCCGAAGCCGCAGAACGGTGGGAGAGCATTGATGAGTGAACTTCTGATCGGTACAAACCCCGACAATCCAGAAGACGCAACGGTATTGCCCGATACCGCAGAACGCAAAGCGAAGCAGTTGCCAGATCCTTCAGGCTACCGAATCCTTTGTGCGATCCCTGAGATTGAAGATACGTTTGAAAGCGGCCTAGTCAAGGCTGAGATCACGATGCAACACGAGGAGTTGCTTACTACCGTGTTGTTTGTGGTCAAGCTCGGGCCTGATTGCTACAAAGACGAAAAGCGGTTTCCAAGTGGTCCGTGGTGCCAAGAGGGCGACTTTGTGTTGGTGCGCCCCCATGCTGGCACTCGGCTCAAGATCCATGGCCGTGAGTTCCGGATTATCAACGACGACTCTGTTGAGGGGGTTGTAGAAGACCCTCGCGGCATCAGTCGCAAATAAGGAGTGATCATGAATACGAAGCCTATCCCTGAGATCAGCGTAGAGATCGAAGAGACGCAGATTGAGATTGAAGACGACACTCCACCCGAAGATCGTGGCCGGGAACCACTGCCTAACGAGATCGTCCAAGAGCTTGAGAAGGATGATCTGGAGGACTACTCGGAAAAGGTTAAGGTTCGTCTCAAGCAGATGAAGAAGGTTTGGCACGACGAGCGCCGAGCCAAAGAAGCAGCGGACCGTGAGCGACAGGAAGCCATTTCGTTTGCACAACGAGTCATGGCCGAGAATCAAAAACTGAAAGAGAGCGTCAACAACTCAACCAAAGAGCGGATTGAGCGCGATCTTCAAAAGGCTCGGCAAGAACACCAAGATGCGTTTGCCGCAGGCGACAGCGAACGGCTGTCTGAAGCCAGCTAGAAACTAGCCTTGGCTCGAGTCCGAATGGAGAGTATTAAAGAGCCAGACTCTTTACAAGAGGACGAAAATAATGTAAATACTCAGCCACAAGTTCCGGCTCCAGATCAAAAAGCGGCATCGTGGCAAGAGCGAAACCGCTGGTTTGGTACAAACCGTCTTATGACGGGTATGGCGCTGGGGCTTCACGAAGAGCTTGTACAGGAACGCGGACCTGCATACGCTCTGACTGATGAGTATTACATGCGCATTGACAAAGCAATGCGTGAGCGGTTTCCCGAGCAGTTTCGGGACGAAACGCAGACCGGGGGCGGCAAGCCTGGTCAGCGCACACCTGTCAACGTAGTAGCTCCGGCTTCGCGTAGCACCGCCCCCAAAAAGGTGATGCTGAAACAAAGCCAAGTCGAGTTGGCTCGAAAACTTGGAATCCCGCCCGAAGCGTATGCTCGGGAGTATGCAAAGCTGATGGAGCGATGAAATGGCAGAAAATAGACTTGCGCGCAGTGTAGAAACCCGAGAGTCATCCATGCGGTTGGAATCGTGGCGCCGTCCAGAGGCGCTGCCGGAACCCGACAAGCAACCTGGCTTTCAGTATCGGTGGATTCGGGTGACGTATCTCAATCGTGCAGACACCAAAAACGTCTCGGCCAAAATGCGAGAAGGATGGGAGCCTGTGCGAATTGAAGAACAGCCCAAGTTCAAGTTCTTCCTTGACCCCGATAGTCGATTCAAAGACAACATCGAGGTCGCTGGATTGTTGCTCTGCAAGATGCCGGAAGAGTTTGTTGAACAACGTAGTGCCTTTTATGCGAAGCACACGAAGGACAACATGACGGCTGTGGACAACAACTTTATGAAGGAAAGCGATCCGAGGATGCCTCTGTTTGCAGAGAAGCAGACCAAGGTGCGCTTTGGCAAAGGCAATTAACTAGGAGTCTCACATGTCTTACCCCTCCGTTGACGGCCCTTACGGGCTTGTTCCGATCAATCTGATCGGCGGTCAGGTGTTTGCCGGTGCAACTCGTCAGATCCCCATTGCATCTGCTTCTGCTACGGCCATCTTTTATGGTGACGTTGTGAAGCTGGAGAACACTGGTCTTCTGGCGAAAGACACCGGCACTGCAACCGCGACCCCGGTTGGTGTGTTTCTGGGTTGCTCGTACACCGATGCAACGTTCGGCAAGGTCTTCCGGCAGTATTACCCCGGTGCTATTACTGCAAGCGACATTGTTGCGTATGTGCAGGACGATCCGGATGCACTGTTCAAAGTAGCCGTGACGGCCGCTGGAGCCTCGACGATCAGCTTTGTTAATCGCACCGCTGTTGGAAACAACTCGGCGCTGATTCAAGGTACTGGTTCGACGACCACTGGCAATTCGGCTGTCTCAATCAGCGCGACGACTGCGACCACGGCTACCTTGCCCGTTCGCATCATCGACGTTGTACCCGAGACGGCGATTGCTGGCTATCCCGGCTCGTACACGGAAGTGATCGTGAAGTGGAATGCACCTAACGTCACTAGTCAAACTGTCGCAGGCGGGCATCAGTATCTGAACCCGACCGGCGTTTAAGGAGTGACAAATGGCTATTTCACGCGCACAACTACTGAAAGAGCTGCTCCCTGGACTGAACGCTCTGTTCGGCATGGAGTATTCCCGCTATGGTGAAGAACACAAGGAGATTTTCGATACGGAAAGCTCCGAGCGTTCGTTTGAAGAGGAAACCAAACTGTCTGGCTTCTCCGCCGCTCCGGTGAAGAACGAGGGCAGTGCGATTGCCTACGATAACGGCCAAGAAGCGTGGACGGCTCGCTATACCCACGAGACTATCGCTCTCGGTTTCTCGCTGACGGAAGAAGCCATTGAGGACAACCTCTATGACTCGCTGTCGTCGCGTTACACCAAGGCGCTGGCCCGTGCGATGGCGTACACCAAGCAGACCAAGGCTGCTGCGGTTCTGAATAACGGCTTCAACTCCACCTACAAGGGTGGTGATGGCGTCGAACTGTTCAGCACGCTGCACCCGCTGGTGTCTGGTGGTGTGAACTCCAACGAGCCTTCGACCCCGGCTGATCTGAACGAAACCTCGCTTGAGGCGGCTGTTATTCAGATCGCTGGCTGGACCGATGAGCGTGGACTGCTGATTGCGGCCAAACCCCGCAAGCTGATCGTTCCTCCGTCGCTTCAGTTCGTTGCAACCCGCCTGCTTGAAACCGAGTTGCGTGTTGGTACGACTGACAACGACGTAAACGCTCTGAAGACCAACGGGTCGATTCCCGATGGCTACCGTGTCAACCACTTCTTGACTGACCCGGACGCCTGGTTCCTGACCACCGATGTGCCCAATGGCCTGAAGCACTTTGTGCGGACGGCGATGAGTACCTCGATGGATGGGGACTTTGATACCGGCAACGTTCGGTACAAGGCTCGTGAGAGGTATAGCTTTGGCTGGTCGGACCCCCTTGGGGTCTTTGGCTCGCCTGGCGCTTGAGTACACAGGGATCAGGCAACACAAAAGGGGCTTCGGCCCCTTTTGTTATTTATACGCCTTGCTTGACACTG